GTATAATGTGTGGGACCAAAAGAATCTTCAAATGGCTATTGAAACATATGATGGTAATCTAAAAGTCTTTGAACTTCCGTGTAGTTATGTTAGAATATTTGATGCTAAGGATCAAAATGAAGATCCAATCATACTACATCATCAAGCTAGTAGAACTCTAAAGAAGGTGGTAAATGTTACGTAGAGGATTTATAATCGGAAACGGGGAGTCTAGATTAGGATTCGATCTCAACGCTCTTAGAGGACATGGTCTAATTTACGGATGCAATGCTCTTTATAGAGACTTCCTTCCAGATGCTTTGTTTGCAGTAGATGAAAGGATGATAAATGAGATTAAAAGAGTCGGTTTACCTCCTCATGTCAAATTTATTTACAGGACATGGGAAGGCACTAACTACAAATTGGTGGCGGCTGACGGAGAAGCTTTCGATGATCCTGGTTATGCTGCTGGTCCCACTGCTCTTAATGTTATGTGTAATAGCTTCAAGCCTTCTGAAGTATATCTCATTGGTTTTGATATATATAGTAAGAATGGTAAAGTAAACAATGTCTACAAGAACACTGATTGTTACAAAGTGTCTGATTACAAGGCTACCTATACAGGGAATTGGACTACTAAGTTAGCTGATATCTTTTCTAAAAATCCAGGCACTACGTTCTATAGAGTTAGTGATGACGAGTTTAACTATGACTACAGAGTTCCTTCTTGGGAGTTATTGTCCAATGTATACTATATAAACTATGAGGAGTTAAACAGAGAAATAAGCGAGGGATTTAATGACTAACATAATTACTGTGTCTGGTCTCAAGCAGTTTTTAGATGGAAAGATAGATTCTCAACATGATAAGATTCTTAGTTCCATAGTTTCTGGCGTGAGTGAACTGATTGAATCGCACACCAATAGGTTTCTTGAGAAGAGTGCTTACACGTATTATTTTGAGGCCAATGGTAGAAGATGTAAATACTGGTTACCTGCATACCCCGTAGATTTAGATGAATCGTTTAAGGTGACAGTGAACGATGAGGAATATACCATAGACGAGGACTACTTTGTACGAGAGAACAATGGGCTACTAGAGTTTTATTTAGCTCCTGTAAGAGTATACCCTAAAGGTATTAAAGTAGAATGGACTGGAGGCTATGAACTTGTAGATGATTCCAGTGATGACGATGGAACAATAGCAGTACCAGGAAAGATGAAGTTAGCTGCTTACATGCAAGCGTCTTTTATGTTTAGAAGACGTAATGACATAGGAATCTCTGTAGTATCCATGCCAGATGGAATGATAAAGAAGGCAGTTAAAGCAGATGATCTTCTACCAGAAGTTAAGAAGATGTTACGAAACATGAGAAGAGATCCAGGAGAGTTTTAATGATCTTTAAGGTAAGAAGTGGAACTATTCCACTCAATATAGATCCATCTAGAATGATAGATGCAATTACCTCAGCAGTTAGAGCTAAAGCTGAGGCCATGACTATGGAATATAAGAACAGAATTGTAGCAATTTTCTACTCTTCTCTTACTAAAAGAACCGGAAGAATAGAAGAAGCAATAAAACCATTTGTTCTTACCAATTCTAATATCATCACTCTCGGATTTGACTTCGATCTAAATATAGCTCCATACATCATGTCTCATGTAATGATGACTCCTGGAGAGAGTGCTTACAAGGTAATAAGTTCCAGAGGTAATATGTTAACAATTCCTCTAGAAGAGAAGTTGTATGGAAAGAGAGCGAAGGACATGAATTTGTCTTTCATTCCTACTAGAAACAACATATTTTTAGGACATAAAACTGGAAGTGGAAACAAGTTTGTTCCAGAATTTGTTTTAGAGAGAACAGTAAAAATTCCTAAAAGAGTTAGAATGTATGATATAATGGATATGTTTGAACGAGACGCAAAGAGAGAACTAAGTATAGTGGCACAAGAAGCACTCAATAGATCGTTAAGAGGATAGGATGGCAGATATAACGTATCGAGAGGCTATAATAGAAGTTATGAAAAATATCGTCCTCAGTGTTAACGGAGTTGAACACGCTGAGGTAGATAGAAGCATAGCTATAAATATAGATATGGCTCCAATGGCTTCAGCCTTCGTGTATGCAGGTCCTGAGACCAGAGTAACGGCGAATAATGAAGCGACGTTAGGATTTGAAACGTGGGATTTGTCAATTGTTGTGGAATTATGGGACCACAGAGTCTCTATTGAATCTACACTTGCTAGGATCCATCAGGCGGTGACTGATAACAGGAAGTTGTTTGTAGAACAAGATGATGGATTACTTCCTGAATATTCATTCACTGGATATCTTTTATCAGGTGTAGGGATAAAGAGAATGGGTGCCGATCCACAGTACTTTGAAGTGGACAATGAAAAGAAGGCTATGATAATTCCATTCATAGCTAGATACAAACACACTATAGGAAATATGTTTATACCACAAACTTAAAATAGGGAGGTAATAATTATGTCACAACAGAGAGGCGCATATACACCGATTTTGATTGGAACGGAGACTGTATTTGGTACTGCTGCTGAGTGGGGACAGAAACTCTACTACAAGAGTGAGTCTCTGAAGTACGATAGGAACCTGATCTCGTCTGAAACTCTTCGTGGATCGAGACAGCCTATCAGACCTACAAGGGGAAACGTCAACGTGGCTGGAGACGTAACTGTTGAGTTGGGTCCTCAACACGGACTTCTTCTCAAACATGCTTTTGGAGGGTACACTCCTACAGGTGGAGGTGCTCCGTATACTCACAAGTTTACGATCAGTGATCTTCCCCCCGGACTTACCATTGAGAAACAGTTTCTTGATCTTGCTGTTCCTAAGTATTTCAGGTACACTGGATGTAAAGTAAACAGTTTCAAAGTATCGATGAAGACAGAAGGACCTATTGAAGCTACTTTCAGTTTCATGGGTCGAGGAGAAACAGTTGAAACGTCTTCTCTTGATGCGTCTCCTACTGATCTTGGTCTTCTTCCTTTTGATGGCTTTGGCGGTGCTATGTTAGTCAATGGAGTTGACATCGCAATCTGTACCGCTATTGACTTCACAATTGAGAATGGACTTGACGGAAACACATACGTCATAGGTGGGGCTGGAGCTAGACGATCTCTTCCTGAGGGTATTGCTAAAGTAACTGGTAATGCTACCATGTTGTTTGAGAGTTCTGACTTCTATGAGGATGCTAAAGCCTTTACAGAGAAGTCGATCAGACTTACCTTGACAAGTGGTACTGGAACTGGAGCTACTTCTGGAAATGAGTTGATGACGATATATCTGGAAGAGGCAGTCTTCAAACCTGAGGCTCCTGCTGTTAATGGTCCGTCTGGTGTTACATTCACCGCTCCTTTTGAGGCATTCTACTATGATGACTCTGAGGCAAGCGCTGCTTTCATCGAGTTGCTTTCACCGACGGCTGACTACAATGCGTAGTAATGAATAAAATATAGGAAAGGAGAGAGACAATGGAAGAGAGAGAGAAAGACCTGAACGAAGTTCCGAAGAATGAGGGGCCTATGGAATATGAAATCGGGGATAAAACGTATGTCCAGAAACCCCTCGTCTTCGGACAGATTAAACAGTTGACCACTTTGTTAAAGAGTATAAAGTGGCCTGACAAGTTGGACGTAATAGAAATAACTGAGACACTGACTGATGTGCTTCCACAAGCGTTTGCGATAGTTCTTATAGAGAAGGGGAAAGACAGTCCGAAAGATTTGAAGGGTAAGAATCTAAAAGCACTCGAAGAGGAACTTGAATTTGGAGTTAGTACTGCTCTCATTAATACGGTGATAGAAGATTTTTTGTCCTGCAACCCAATAAACTCTCTATGGGATCTTACGAAGGGAGTGGTGTCAGCGGTGTACATACCGGCTCCAAAGCCAACTCTAGTAGAGAACGAACAGAACTTGACAGAATCCACTGGATCGACAGAATCGTCCTCCACCTCTGTAGTGGAGACATCAGAAAACGAGACGAAACCCTCTGGGGATACACCTTAG